CGCTGTAGCGCGGGTCCTGCGCGGGTGCGGCCGGGGCGTCCTTCTTGTCGCCCAGACCGGATCTGCCGTATCTTGCCTCAACCCACCGCTCCAAAAGCTGTGGGGCGTTCTTGTCCAAAAAGGCTATCGGGTCGGCAACCAGCTCTTCCCAGGTGTCAGCCTTGGCCTTCCACGCCGGGGCGTCTTTGTACTTGGCGTTCAGGTCGGCGTCCTTGCGAACCAGTTCCTTCTCTTTCTTCAGAAGGCGTTCAATCTGGTCGAGCTTGTCGCCCTTTACCGGCTTCTCCTCTCGTCCAGGTTCCTCACCTTCTTCTTCTGGCTCTGCGTCGGCTCCGTCCTCTCCAGAATCCTCTCCAACCACTGGTTCTTTTTCTTCCGCTGCTTCCGTCTCTTTTCCATCATCTTCGAGAACGGTATCCCCATCCTTCTTCTCCAGTTTGGCTGCCCGGGCCTCCTCCAGGAGACTCTGGGTGTAGGTCTGAATGTCCACTACCTCAGTAGGTTCTGCCTGTACGGGGGATTCGCTAATGTTGTCAGCCATTTGGCCTCCACTTGTTATTATACATTACGGGTTGAAATCGGCAATTATCTCTGATGAAAACTGTGGTTCTGTAAGTGCAGAACGCAAATTCACCCACTTCTTCGTTTTCTTCTTGATGATCTTTGCGAAGAATCTGTAATTGACCCAGGAGATCTCCTTGACCGGAATTTCCTTTATCTCGTGGGAAAAGTCAGTGCCACACGCATCCAGGTATGCCCTCTCTATGGCATCCTTCTTCTCCATGTAGGCGTCAAAGAAGTAGGTATCAACAAGCCTGTGACGCATGAATGCCTGTAGGCCCAGGATGTAGTGAATGTTGGTCCAGTGGGGCTTCCCGTCAACGTCAATCTGGAACGAATCATACTTGTTGTCCCCGACCTTTTTACCCTTCGTCATTGCCGAGCCGCTGTCTACATCCTCCTGTGTAACCTTCTCTGGCTCCTTGCCCTCTGCGTCACAGTAGTCAACTCCGATTGCCACAAGCCTCTGAGCCCCCATGAACTGAAGCAGGGCCTGCATGATCTCGGATACCGTATGATTTGGAAGGTCTATGACCCAGAAACCCGACCTGCGCAACACGGCGTCGGTAGCGTGGTTTGAGAAGCTCGAAAACAATACCTTTTTGTGGTCTGCCTCCCAGAAGGCGGGGTCAGCCAACACGTCGTGGAAAATGGTGCAATTCTCGGGTACACGAGGTATATACTGGGCGACAACCTTCTGTGGGTCCATGACGCATACAGCGTGGGGAATGAGTCCGTACTCCAGGCACCTGTCGATGGCCTGCAGGGCGGCCATGACATACCACCCCTTCTCCTTCATCTCGTTCACCTCGTCGGCCGCCTTCTGGGTGAAGCTCCAACCCTTCGAGATGATTACCGCCCCCGGCTGGGGGGCCAGGACCCGGTAGTACTGTCGGATGTTGCCAAACTTGGGAATCATGTCAATAGCCCGCAAAGACCGCTTTGACATGATCTTCTCTTTCCCGTTGACCAGGTCCTCGGTCACAGACATCACGTGCTTGTCGAAGTACTCTTTCATCTCCGTGGTGATGGTGTAGTCTCGAATGTTGCCCACTGTACCTCCTTTGCGCTAGATTAGGGGGACCTCTCCACCGGTCATACCGGGGGGAGAGCCCTCCATGTCGGGGGGCATGCCAGACATCTCCTCGGGGGCTGTCGGGGCGCCGGGCATTGCCATTTCACTCCCGGGAGGCATCATTGGCATACCCTCTGGGGGAAGTGGGGCCCCGTCTGGGCCTACCGGCATACCGGGCATACCGACACCGGGGGGAGGGGCCTCGGGCTCCATCAGGGCCTTGCAGTCAACCACAAACTGGACCAGCACGCCCTCTGCCTTGCTGTCGTCTGCCAGCTTGGCCTGCTGGATGGCGAACGTTGCCTGCTTTATGGCGAATTCCAGGTTGATGGTAGCATCGGGAGATACCGGGTCATGGTCGAACAGCATCTTGTCCACAATCTTGCTGACGTAAAGTTTGGGGGCAAGGCTTCTCTCAAGATAGGCTTCCAGGTCGAGGTCTTCGAGCAGGGCCACGGCGTCGGCCGCAATCTGGGGGTCCATCTGCGCATAGTCGCTCACCGCCTGGATAACGCCCGAGGGGCTGTCAGGGAGAATGGAGACGATACTGGGGGCAATCTCAAACATGTTCTTGCCGAGGTCGAAGTCGTTACCCTTCAGGGTTCGTTCGCCCACCTTGACGGTGGCTCCCGACTCGCGAAGCATGTTCAGCGTGGCAACGGCCGTCTTGTTGAAGAACATCTGCCATTTCTGGCCAATGTGCAGGAACCTGCTAGACTGGATGTCTTCGTACTGGGACATGGCCTTGGCAGACTCAATACCGGCCGGCTTCTCGGCGGTAGCGAACAGCTCGGAGATGCCAACCAGGTTGTATGCCTTCTGCTCCAGCCGGTCAATCTGCTCGAAGTAGGTCCGGTCGACGGCCGGAATTTGCACCACCTGGATGGGCATCCCGCGCATTCCGGTGTACTTGATAATCTGCAAGTGCTCGTTGTTCAGTTTGTCGACTGCGATCCGGCTGGACGCATCGACGAAGACCTTCAGCGTGCCGCCCAGGTTCATGTGATCCTGAATCTTTACAAGGATATAGTTGATCTCTTTCTGAATCTCCTTCAACTGGTCGACGAAGGACTGGCCGATGAACCCCTTGGCAGGCTCGAAGAATCGGAAGGGCACGATGCCCGGCTGGTCGGAGGACCAGTCCTCGTCAACGAGGGTACACTGGTCTGTCACGATGACGTGCCTTCCGTCCCCGGACGGACTGACATACCAGGCCTCAACCACGGTGCAGCGAGGGTTGTTCTGGATCTCGCTGTCCTGTAGGCGCCCGCCGGGGGACCAGTCCGGCCCCACTCCGCTAATTTTGCTAGAGCGGCCGATGTCTTCCTCGCACTCCGGAAACATCTCCTTCAGCTCGTACTTGCTGACGTACTCCACCTGGAACCACGAACACGGGTTCCCGTAGTCGGGCTCATCCATGTAGACACAGCGGGGGTGGACGCGGTCAATCCGCACCCGGCCGTTGACCTCGTAGGGCTTGGCGTAACCGATGCCATACATGTAGCTGTCTGTGAAAATCTGCTGCGCCGTGGTGTAGAAGTCGCTGGCCGCGAAAATGCCCCGGAACATCCTGGTGTGCATACGGGCAAGCTCTCGAAGGTCGTACCTGGCCCCCCAGGTCTTCATGCGAATCTTGGGCCGGCTGGAGGCAATGCGGGCCTTCAGGGCGTCACCAATGGCGCGGATGATGTTGTACCGCAACCTGCCGTCCATCAGCCCGGCGGTACTTCTGCCATACCCCGACGGGGGCTTCTGGTTCGAGGTGCCAACGATGCTGTCGTACCGGGCCTCGTTCATGAGGATTTCGTTCACGTCCCAGCGGTCAAGGCGGTCGGTGGCTCCGTCCATCACGGAGCGCAGCGTGTCAAGCACCGCACCGTGGATCTTGTCCTCTTCTTCTACTGCGTACCAGGGAAGATCCCCATATTCGTTTATCATTTCATCATCTCCTTGATTTCGTCATCAGTCATGTCCGTGCTGTGAAGTAGATTGGCCATCGACTCTGATCGGAAGTCGTCCGGGAAAGACACGGTTTCCGGGAGAACCGACTCAACCTCTCTGGGTAGCATCTTCACCTTCATCCCGTCCGCTTCTGCCTCTTCAATGCCGTTGTCTTTACAAAGTCTTACAAGCTCCAAGAAAGTCAATTTACGTCTTCTGGGCATTTTACTCCTCCACTAAATCAAGTAGTCGTCATCGCTGTCTACCGGGTTCATCCAGAACCTGTCCAGGGGGTCTAGTTCCTCTTCCTTTTCCTGGTCTTCTCCGCCCTCCGTCTTGTAGTAGTGGGTGCAGTCTCGATAGGCGTACAGGCAAGCATCTGCAAGATCACACTCCTGACGCTCGGCCTCCCTCTGTCGCTTCTCGTCCCAACACAACTTGGCCATCTGTCTCCAGGTTTCGCTGTAGTCAGGTAGGAGGAAAGCCCCAACGATGCAATCGTTATCCAGCATTCGCATGATAACGGCCTTGTCAGATTTCTGTGCGGCAACCACCGGAAGACCCCATCTCTTTCGAATCTCTGTAGCCAGGCTTTCGAGAACCATTGCTCCAATTCCTCCCGCGTCCACAACCACACGGACGGGGTCGAACTGGGCGATGAGTTCTTTGACCGTGTCGATGACATACTCAACCCCCTGCCCGGTCTTCTTCTTCTCGAAGACCAACTGCACCTTGCCGCTGTTGGTATCATGGCCAACGATACTGAACGCCGTGGCGTCGGAGTGCCCAAGGTCAACAGCCAAGAACTTCATCATCTTGTGGTGGTCTGGGTAGTCTCGATGATTGCGGGCCCCCAGGTGGTAAATGAGCTTGCCCGGGTCCAGGGTCCACCTTCCGCAGTACTCTCGGATGTACCGGGGGTCGTTCATCCCGTCTGCCCCGAACTTCTTAGACTTTTCCTTCAGAAAGTTGAAAATAAAGTCGTCTCGTTCCTCTTTTAGGGTCAAGTGCTCCCACTTTGGGAACTTTGTGTTGGAATACTGGTCCCAGGAGTGGACGGTGTACCCCTCTGACGCCGGATCTGTCGTTATTTTGTGGAAAAACCCTTGTGGGATCTCTCCCGGGGTGCCCCCAATGATTAGAGGGGCGTCGTAGTCGTCCATTCTGGGGCCGACGATCTCCTTGACCAACTTCTCAAGAAGGTCCTGCTTTAGCGACTGGGCCTCGTCGACCACCACGATGCTGTAGGGAATGCCACGCATACGCTCGATCTTCTTCTCATCATCGGCCGAAAACAGTTCTATCGAAGAATTCCCCACTTTTACCTTGAGATCACTCATGTTTATGTCTTTTGGGGGGAACATCTGGTAGAAATAATTGAAAATAATCTGTTTTGCGTGCTTCCGGGTGTCTGTAACGTATGCGGCGATGGCCTGTGGTGCCGCCGTGCTGGC